TTCGGATTCAGCTGGGAATTTAGGTCTGGCGCCGAACCGTGGCACATCCGCTATTTCAAGGCAGAATCAATACCGCCCAGGGTGCAGCGCTGGCTTGACACCCATGCAAACTGAAATCACCGTCGCCATCATCTCAGCCGTCGCCCTAATAGTGGCTGGCGTACCGGCTGCCCTGGTCGAGCGAGCCCGACGAGAAAACGCCGACGATCACGCATACGTGCGCCGAATCTTGACTAGGGTGGAAAACAAGTTAGACAACCACCTGGAGGATCACATCAATGGCTTTACGCGACGAGATAAGTCCGAAAATAAACAGGCTCGATGAGCTTGAGGTTTGGCTGAAAAAACAGTCAAACCGCAAAGAATGGCACGACATTATTTTTGATGAGCAATACAGCTCGGGCTCCGTCGCCAAACTTTTGACCAAACACGGCTTCAAAGCCGATTGGAATCTCGTCTACCGATTTAGGGCACGCCATGCCGCTAAGTGACGAAGTTGAGCAGCTGCAAACAATCGATCAGCTGCGCCAAGCACTAAAGCGTTCCAACGAGCTGAACATCCGATTGAAGCACAAGACCGGCGAACTTGTCGCTGCTGTGCATCAGGCCGCCAAAGACGCAGCCCTGGCAACACCGCCGGTCAAGGTCAAACCGCCAGCAAAAGACACACGCAAAGGCAAACCCGAAGTCGCTTTGATTCATTGCACGGATTGGCAGCTTGGTAAAAAGACCGTCAGTTACGGCAAACAAACCTGTGCGCAACGCATTGAGCAATTCATCGACAAGAGCTTGCACATCACTAACATCCAGCGGAAACACCACCCAGTACGCGACTGCGTGTTGTTTCTCGGTGGCGACATGGTTGAAGGCTTAGGCATCTTTCCAGGACAAGCATGGGAAGTTGACGCATTGCTTTACGAGCAGCTGTTCACCACGTCGCACATCATCGCCCAAACCATCACGACACTGGCAGCCAACTTCGAGTCAGTGCGCGTCGTGTGCGAGTACGGCAATCACGGCCGCATAGGCCGCAAAGGCGAAATGCCCGGTGGCGACAACGTAGATCGCATCGCCTACGAAATTGCTAAACACAAAGTCGGCCACCTAGTCAAAGACTGGCAGGCCTCAGACTCGTGGTATCAGATTGCCAAGATTGGCAACTACAAGGCGCTACTCGTGCACGGTGACGAAATCAAGAGTTTTGGCGGCAACACACCCGCCTTCGGCATCCTGCGCAAAGTCAACGCCTGGGCCGGTGGCGTCATCGAGGACTTCCACGACTGTTACATGGGCCACTGGCACACCCCAATGAGCCTTACCATGAGCAATGGCGGCCGCATCTTTGTGACCGGCTCACCCGAATCGCACAACGAATACGCACGCGAATTCGTCGCAGCCACAGGCATACCGTCACAGCGCCTGCACTTCATCGATCCAGACAAAGGCCGAGTCGCGGCAGAATACGTCGTATGGCTCGACTAGAGCACCCCCTCGTGCTGGTCACCTGGCATGACGCCCACACCATTGATAACGACGAGTGGCACGAGCTGGCCGACCTGACCGACGAGCCCTGCATCGTGCAATCAGTGGGCTGGCTGCTATCCAAGCGCAATGCCAGGCACCTGATCCTTGCCCAATCGCTGACCGACGACAAAGGCGTGGACAACGTGCTATTCATTCCGGCTCGAATGGTGCGAAAAGTGGTAAGGCTGCAAATCCCCCACAAGCGCCGAAAAGTGCGCTAAGGTGAAATCAGCCGTTGGAGGCGGCCAATAATGACCACACTCATCACCTATGAAATACTGACTGGATTGTGTCAGGAAACTGGGCAACAGTTTCATCTCGTAGTATTCCGTGACCAGGAAGGCGCCGTACTGAAGGCCCAACTGCGTTACCGATTCAACGCAGACGACGACTGGAGCGAACCATCAAAGCTCACCCACCAGCCCCCAATCGAACCCATGCACCCGAGCGTCGCATGAGCCCCCTCGTCACCATATTTGCTGCGGCACTCTTTACCGGCGCGGTAGGAGTGATGGTCACGCAGGATCCGCAAGTGGATACCTGGGGCCTCGTGTCAGCCTCGACCGTCTACTCCCCGGTCGGGGCTGGCACGCCACCAGACGCATCAGGAAGCGATTACAGCGCCCCAAACGCCCAAGTGCGGTATGAGGGTCCAGGATGCCAAGAATGGGCTGACACAGCCCTACGAGGCGGCTTTCAGCCCCATGACCTGACCACCGCCCTACAGGTCATGGAGCTGGAGTCGGCGTGCCTGCCCGACGCCATAGGCGACAACGGCCAGTCATTCGGCCTGATGCAAATCAACGACTACTGGTGCACGCCAAACAAATACTGGCCGCGCGGCTACCTGCAAACCCAAGCCATCCTCGATGATTGCGCACAGCTGCTCGACCCATTGACAAACCTGTGGGCGGCCTGGCACATTTCAAGCCGGTACGGATGGCAGAACTGGAGCACGTATGTTCGCGTCAATGGCTGACTGGATTGTGTGGGGCCTGTTCGCTGGTTACTTCATAGCAGGCATTGTTTATCTTGCACTCACTTCGGAGGAACGCAGCGATGGCAGGAAGTAGACCAGATCCAGGCGACGCCGCATACGTCGCATGGCAGCTCACCAAAAACGGTGAGAGGATGCAACAGTACGGCCACCCATTCGACGATTACACGCAGGTACGCCGGCTGTTCAGCACACTCACCAACTACAAGCACAACCTCACCGTGCAAGAGGCCGCGCTGTTTATGGTGTGCGTCAAACTGGCCAGGCTGATGAAATCACTCGACGTAGAAAAACTCCACGAGGATTCGCTCATTGACGCAATCGGCTACCTGAACTGCCTGCACATGATTGACGCCAAAGACCAGCTCAAAGACGCACCCAAGCACATCGTCGGTGACATGGTGATCGAGTGGGAACGATGACCAGCCCACAGAAACGCAAAGGCCACGCAGCCGAACTCGCAGTCGTGAAATGGCTACGCGCACACGGCATCATGGCCGACCGTATCCAAGCAGGTACACACGCAGACAAAGGCGACGTGACCGGATGGCCAGGCGTCGTCATCGAGGTCAAAGACCGCAAAGCACACTCATGGCACGGCTACTTTGAGCAGCTGCGCACACAAGTCGTCAACGCCAACGCATACACAGGCGTCATCATCGCCAAACGCCCAGGACTCACCGATGTTGGCGAATGGATGGCCGTGATGCCGGTCAAAGAATGGTTTGAACTAATGCAACTACTGGAGGACACAAACCAATGAGCTTCAACCTTGACAATTACGTTGACGTACCAACACGCCTACGCATGGCGCTGGAGAAATTTCCCGATTTGCGTATGCAAGAGTCACAGCCGCTGTTTCGTGAGGTTGAGGGCAAGTTGTATTTGGAAATGCATGTGACGCTTTGGCGAGACAAAGACGATCAGTTGCCAATGATTGCTTATTGCTGGGAGCCTTTCCCTGGCAAAACGCCATACACGCGGGATTCGGAAATGATGAATCTAAGCACATCCCTTATCGGGAGAGTTTTGGGCATGATGGGTTTTGGCATCGAGCACAAGATGGCCAGCAAACAGGAAGTGCTCGCCAGGCAACAGGAAGTCCCGACCGTGACCGAAGTACCGGCCACCTACGATAATGGCGACCCAGTGCCTGATCCGTTTACCGACAAGCAGCAAACCACCAACGTGGTGCAATTCAAGAACCCCAAAGGCAAGGCCTCTGATAAACAGATTGGCATGATTCGAGCCCTGGCACGAGGCAAAGGCTTCGCAGCAGGCAAACCCACGCTTGATGGCATCGCAGCCATCATCGGCCGCGAAATAAAGCTCTACGACGAACTCACAAAGGCAGACGCCTCAAAGGTGATTGACGCCTGGAAGTAGCCATACGACAACTAAAGTAGCCAGTCACACTGGGCGTCACGGCCGCGCGACCGTGTGTAGGTGCAAATCCTGGGCGACTCATCATCGTCACTTCGGCCGTTAGACAGCCTGGGCAGCCCCTGTGCACAGACAATCCACAGG